CCTCCACTCCCTCCACTCCCTCAACCCCCTCAACCTTCAGCGTTGCCTGCGCCCTTTGTGCCGATGCCCCAAGAGGAGTACCGGCGGGAGGAGTCCAACTACGTTTTGCGTCTGGAGCTTCAACGCGCCAGGGCCACCTGGGAGCAGGAGCGGCTTGAGCTTCAGAGGGAGAACACTTCCCTACGCAGGCAGATCCAACGCCTGGAGCGGGCACTCAAGCAGGTACGTCGCGAAGACGAGCAGGCCAGGCAGGAGGAGACCACCAGCGCCCTCGCCGCGCGCAGCGTGATGAAGCTCACGCGCCGCGCGCGCCGCGATGACCTAGACAAGACCGAGCCAGCGGCGCTGGTGGCGTGGTGGCAGGAGTGGCTACTCGCCCCGCTAGAGCCTTTCAACGTGACGCGTGTCCTCTCGCTGGCCGGGCTTGGGCTTGGCGTGCAAGACCTGCGCCCTCGCCGCCCTCGCCGCCCCGGCCCTGAGACCCGATGACGCTGAAGCTCACTCCGCGGATGGTGCCCAGCCCCCTCTGGGGGGTAGCGCTGAGGACTGACCTCGGCAGCCGGTGGTTGCCGGAGGTCTCGCGCCCGATCCGCGAGTACCAGAGCCTGTGTGAAATCTGCGGCGGGTACGGGGCTGACAGCCCAACAGGCTGGCGTACGTGCTGTGACGAGGACTGGGACTACTCTGACGCGGACCCTATAGTCGAGGAGGTTCTTCGGATCCTAGGGGACACTTTCGATGTTGCCGGCGTCACGGCGCTCGTGACGCCGGTAAACGTCCTGAACATCGCATCCAGGCTAGGGTCGGCCCCGTTCGTCGCGCGGCTGGTCGATCTTCAGTGCGTCTGCTGGAGGTGCAACCAGGTCATCCACTACGGGCACACGGAGACCCTCAACAAGGGCAGCGATTGGCTGGCAACGCGCGCGGCACGCGCTCACGCTGCCAGGGTCAACAAGGTCAGTGACGAGCGGGTCGCGAAGATCATCTACGGCGCCAAGGTCATCTGGGCCATCAGGTCTTGCTTGCCGTGGTCCATCGAGTGGACGGGCTGGGAGCGCATCCGGAACGTCAAGGCGGGTCGAGGGCGCCGTCGCGCAGATCCGGGAGCGCTTCCGGCGGCCTCGTTTCAGTTCGGAGCGGAGTAGACAGAGTGGACTCTGCCGGGTAAGCTCTGCTCCCACCAACAGGAGAAACACCATGATGGGCCCCGGACACTACAACCCCACGATCCTCAAGAACGTCTCCATACGCCCACACGGCGACCGCATCCTCGTGAAGCCGGACCCGATGGCGAACAAGACCGATGGCGGGATCGTGCTGCCCGACTCGGTACGCGGGAAGCCCACCCGAGGCGAGGTCGTGGCCGTCGGGCCGGGGCGTGTCAGCCAGGAGGGAACCGCCGTTGCGATGCCCTTCTTGGTCGGTCAGCAGGTTCTCTACGCGGCGTTCAGCGAGACGGGGCTCGTCATCGACGGCGAGGAGTACTTGATTCTCCGCGAGCCGGACATCTACGCTGTGATCGAGCCGTGTGAGGTTGCGGTTGAGGCTTAGGACGCCGAACGCGCGTGCGAGGCTCGCCCGAACATCTTGAGCAGGTCGCGCGGCAGCGGGTCGGTCTGGCCCTTGCGGAGCGGCTCTAGCGTCGTGCGGATGCGGATGCGGTGCATCCCCGTCTTGAGGTCGATGACGTAATTTGGCGGTAGCAGGTTTCGGAACGTGTGCCGCAACCATCCCAGGTCGTCTTGGTACGGATCCGATGCGAGGATGGCGACCAGTTCGCCCCGTTTGAACGGCATGGACTCGCCCGGCTGCTTCGTGATCCACTCCTCCTCGCTTTTGTAGGCGCGCGCGAAGTCCTGTGCGACGGAGTTTAGGTCGGCCTGAATCGACTTCACGATGAAGCGTTCGCGCGCCGCGCCGGTTATACCCGCCAGGTCGGCGCGTTTTGCCGCGGAGGCCCTTTCCGATGCCTCACTCCGCCAGTCTGCGCCGATGTAGATGGCGTGTTTGGGGTACTTGAGCAGCCAGTCCTTGGTGTACTCGACTTTGATGAGCCTGTCGGCGATGGAGCGCTTGCGGAACACCAGGACGACGTGCCCGAAACCGGGCGCGAGCGGCTTGGCGGAGAGTGAGACGAACGAGTGGGCGCTTTTCCGTGAACCGCCAGGACGTAGGCTCCGAGAATTTGCGATGCTCTCCAGTCTTGCGTTTGATGTGGTGTGGAACAGCCAGTCCGACTTGACCTCATCCAAGGCCGCCTCCGACAGCAGCACACCACGCGGCGTCATCGTCATTGCACCAGCCTACCTGCGTCGGTGATTGGGCGTCAAGCAGCCCGCCCAGCGCGGGAGTTTCTTGCGAATCTTGACAGAGGGGACCTTGCTGGGTGTAAGCTGTAAGTTGTAGGTTGGCAACAGGAGGCTGACATGCACGAGGACATGGCGTTGGTCTGGGATCTGTGGTGCAAGGGCGAGAGCCTGTACGTCATCGCGGCCGATCTTGGTTGGGAGTGCTCGCGGCTTCATCAAGAGCTTCGAGCCTACCTCGACTGCCGAACAGTTCTGGCCGCCTAGCGCTTGCGGCGTGCTAGGATCTAGCTGTCTTGCTTGCTTCTAGGGGCGGGGTCTCGTCAACCCCGCCCCGCTCTTGTACCGGGCCATCTCTGTCAACCCCCTACGCGCAGACGGGACATTTGGTATGGTTATGGCGTGGTGAACCCGAGAGTGATGCGCGAGTGCCGGAGTTGTGGTGTGGTCAGGGAGCACTACACGCGCTCCAACGGCCGGACCGTTTCGCCGTGTGCGGAGTGCCAGCTTCAGCAGCAGAAAGACAGGCACGACAGGATCCGCACCAACCCAGCGCAGATGGATGCGCAGCGAGAAAAGTGGAAGCGCTACAAAAAGATCCAGAGGCTCGCACTCAGCCCGCCAAATCCAGCAGGCGCCGATGCGCAGCCCAAGGGGATCATCCCGCAGGAGACGATTGCTGACAGGAAGGCACGGCGCCGACGCCGTAGGCGTACTCAGCGGCCCCCTGCGAGCCAAGACGGCATGGACAGCGGCTTGGTTGGCTGATACCTTCTCAGGGTGCTTGTACCGGCATAGTGCCGGATGTCTGTTGCTTGGGAGCCCCGGTTGTGTAGCCGGGGTTCCTCATGTACGGGGTGGAAACGTGGTGGGATGCTGAGATGATGCGGTCGTGACCGGCGACGCTTTCATGCCTGACCTGTCCGCTTTGCCTCAAGCTCAGCAGGACGGGTTCTACAGAACCCTCCAAGACATTGGCAGGGGGTCTCTCCACCTGTACCGGAAGTTAAGCTCGCCAGCGCGTGCCTGGTTTCTAGGCCAAGCCGAGCAGGTGATGGGCGGGGACACAGCCACCATCGAGGCGCTGTACTCGGTCGACTACAAGCGCATCCCAGTCGATCCGATGACCTTCCTCACGCACACCGACTACATGGGGCACATGAAGTGCTGGCCGGCGTGGGTGCCCATCTTCCAAGAGGTTTGCCGTCCGTTCTCAGGCGTCCGTGAGTTGATCCTGACCGGCGCTCAGGGCCTCGGAAAGACGACCTTCGCCAGCGGGTTCGTGGTCAGCTACAAGATCCATCGCCTTGGGTGCATGAAGGACCCTGCGCGGTTCTATGGCCTTGCCCCGCGGACGCAGATCACGTTTGGCCTGTACGCGATGACGAAGAAGCAGATCCAGCGCGTGGGCTTCTACGTCCTCAAGGACCAGATGATCGGGTGTTCGCCCTGGTTTCAGGACGTGTTCCCTAAGGTCCCATACGGCAAGGAGACCGTCGCCTGGGAGCAAGGAGAGACGCGCATCCTGATCGAGACCGGCTCTGAGCGCATCCACGCCATCGGCCGTGGCCTGTTCGCCGTCGTGGCTGACGAGTTGAACTACTACGACCGAGGCGAGAAGACCGCGCAGCGCGCGCGCGATCTTGTGTCGGAGTTGAGCAAGCGCTTGGGTTCGCGCTTCGTGCAGTACGGCGGCGACATCCCAGGGGTAGCCTGCTTTGTCTCACAGACGCGCACGGAGTCCGACTTCTTGGAGCAGCGGATCAAGAAGATGCGCAGTCGGCCTGGCGTCAAGATCATTCGCGGTCCGCGGTGGAGCTTCAACCCGCTAGGCTACGAGCATCCGCACGATCCTGACAACGGCATCAACGGCGGGTTCCGCCCTGACTGCCCGACATGCAAGACGTTCCGGGTGTTCAAAGGCACCGAGACGGTTGACCCCTGCGTGATGGACATCGTCACCCCGCAGGGTGATGGCGACTACGAAGTTATCGAGCACCCCGAGATCGAGCAGGATGCTTACGCACCCGAACACATCATCGATGTGCCCGTCACGCATTACAACGAGTTCGTCGATGACCTGTACGACGGTCTCCGACTCACCGCGGATGTACCCTCTACCGCCAGCACGCCGTTCTTCGGGCGCAAGGAGATCGTCCGCGCGAGCTTCCGAGACGACCTTCCGTTCCCGTTCTCGACGCAGACGATCCATTGTTACGAGGGTTCGACCCTTCGACTGCGCGACGGCTTCAACTACAAGGCTGTCACTGGCATCTTCATGGGCAAGCACGCGCCCATGCGCGGGTCGAGCGCGCCTCGGTACATCCATCTGGACCTCGCACAAGGCGCCGGCAAGTTCTCTGACCGCGCGGGCATTGCGATGGTTCATCCGTCGGCGCACTACATTGAGGAGGGGAACGCCGACGACGACGATGCTGGTGTCGGCGACTCAATCGTCATCAAGGACATCGAGTGTGATTTCTACCTCGCGCTTGAGGGCGGTCCGTTCGGTCAGCCCATCGACTTCCTCAAGGTCCGCGTGTTCATCGAGTGGTTGCGCCGCATCGGTTTCTGGATTCGCAAGGTATCGGCTGACAGCTACCAGAGCTTCGACATGCTCCAGCGACTTCGCGAGCAAGGCTTCGTCACGGAGGTTCTCTCTGTAGACAGGACATCGAAGCCTTACAAGGTCGTGCGGCAGGTGGCGTCTGAGGGTCGGCTTGGGCTGCCGTTCCCACGGGGGTATACGCCTGGGGAATGGGGCTCTGCTGAGGAGGCCCTGCACCGTGTTATCGTCTACCAGGAGATCCTCGGGCTTGAGCACGATGTTCAGTCCGACAAGATCGACCACCGGGAGAAGAACCCTGATGGCAGCCGGGGCTCGAAGGACATCATCGACGCCATCACCGGGGCGAGCTTCGCGTGCATCATGGACAAGATCCGGCCTGGCGACGCGCCTACAGCCAGTTCACCGAGGTACGAGATGACGCAGAAGCTGGCTAAGTACATGCCGCAGGTCTCGAAGTGGCTGGGCAACACATGAGCCACATGCGTCTAAGTAAGAGGTTCTGATGGCTGACCTACCCTACAAGCGGCCGTCCCTCTCCGAGATGGTCCTGCACCCGTTCTCCAACCTGAAGGCTGTTCAAGGGCTTGACCGGCTGCCTGATCGTCGGGTCACGAAGACCCCACGCAAGGCCGCGCAGAACTACGACCCCCTCAGGGCTGGTCCAGGCAGATCGTCCAGCGTTTACAAGGCGCTCGGCCTGTACTCGATGGAGGAGTCTCGCGTCGAGTTGTACGAGAACTTCCGCGAGATGGACTACGACGCCGTCATCGCACGCGTTCTTGACGCGTTTGCGGAGGACGCCAGCCAGGTCAGCCCAGAACAGAATCGCGTCGTATGGATTACGGCTCAGAACAGCCAGACCAAGACGTTGGTAGAGCGGTGCATTGCGCGAGGACGCTGGGAGGAGCGATCCCAACAGATCATGCGCGCGATGGCGCGCGACGGCGACGTGATGATGCACTTGGCGACCGCTCGTGGGGTTGGCGTCGTGGCGACGCGCCCCTACGAGCCATGGCAGGTTGCCAGGATCGAAGACGACATCGGCAGGCTCATCGGATTCGCACCTGCCGATGAGCGCGGCAACGCAACCAGGACTCAGAGCCACTCCGTTCCGTACTGGCGCGTCGCGCACTTCCACCTGCAACCGCGAAACCTGTCTGAGATTTACGGCGCGGAGTCGAGCTACCTGTGGGGTTCGCGCGTCACCTGGCGTCAGCTTCAACTGATGCTGGACCAGGTCGTGATTCAGCGACTCCTCCGGCGGCCCGACCGACTCCTGATCCTGATGGACACCACCGGGATGTCGCACGACGACGCCTACATGGTCTGTCGGGACTGGGAGCGTCGGCTCCATCGCGAGTGGCACCTCGACCCTAACGCCGGGCAGTTCCAGAACATGGGAGTACCGCTAGACGGCGCCAAGGATGTTGTCCTCCCCCGAGGACCCAACAACGCTACGGAGATCAGCAACTTCCCTGCGACGAACCAGAATGACCTTCTTCGCGACGTGGACATGAAGTACCGGGACCTCGCCAATGGCATTGGGTTCCCGAACGGGTACCTGCGCGGCGAGGGCAACTACAACTCGGGGCAGTCGCTCTCGCGGCAGCATCAGCCGTTCGCGAAGCGGGCCAGCCGACTTCAGCGGGCGTTCCTCCATGAGCTTGTGCGCGTCTGCATGATCGACATGGCGTTCCAGGGCCTCGATGTTCGCAAACCTGAGAACACGTTCACCCTACACATGGCCCCGGTTGCCCCGATCCTGGAGTTGGAGCATCACGAGATCCTCCAGATGAAGCTCGACCGGATGGACAGGTACCTCCGACTCGGCCAGGACTACCAGTTCAACCAGGATGTCTGGGTGCCGTTCGTGCTCACGCGACATGGTGGCCTGCCCGATGACCTGGTGGCTGAGCTTCTCAAGGGGACCGGACCCGTCAAGGAGACCAAGAGCGGCACCAAGATCCGCAAGGTGCTGACCGAGGGCGAGCTACAGGACGCCCTCACCAAAGCGTTCCCCGTGGCCCCGTCGACTCAGACTGTGTCGGCGAACGAGATCACCGACCTGGACGGCTGGGATGAGCGAGTTAAGCCGCTCATGGAGGGTAGCGGCGTTGGGCCGTCCAAACATCTGGACGACGACAAGACGTGCCAGACGTACTTCGGGTCGGATGAAGCGTCTGAGCGCGTCGCCCGAGCGCGGCAGCGGAACGCACAGCTACGCATCAGCGTCATTGGGTCGCTCATGGGCGGCGGCGATGTCGTCAGGTCGGGTAACCCAGACTTCTGGGAGGCGGCATGAACGAGCGATGCGGGGGTCGTGGGCTCGTAGCGATGGGCCCTGGCGTGCGCGGCATGGAGCGGTGCCCAGGTTGTGTGGACTGCCCGCGCAAGGTGGACCCGGCCAGTACTCACGATGTCGTAAAGGCCATCATCAAGAATCTCCAGCCGATGGAGATGTGCGCCCCGTGCAACGAGGAGCACCCGAAGGGAGAACCGTGCCCATTGTGCGACCGGACCCTACTACTCGGCTGATCCTCATCGAAGGTGATCCAGGAGCCGCTGGCCTGGATCCTTTTGATGGTCTGGACGCTCTCCTGGTTGCCCAGCTTCGGGGCGAACTTGGCAGACGTTCGCCACCACCAGTAGGTGAGCTTCTCGACGAGGGCAAGGCCATTGGAACCCTCTTGATGAAGGGCAACGTCGAGGAGCGCGACCGACCACTCAGGTACGTACCGCCGGACCGGATCAAGGACGCCATTCGCGCTGCCGGCACCAACTCGCCCCGGCAGATTCAGCGCGTCTACCAGGAGGCCCGCCGCACCCTTCGCCCCATCCTGAACAGCGTCATCGAAGGCGAGGATCTGCGCTCCGCTCAGGTGAAGTCGGCCGTCGCCCTTCGCCGTGTGTACAGCCAGATGCGCGATGTTGGTCGGCGTGCGTCGGGGCTCCAAGAGCTTCGCGCCGATGACACCCTCTACCATGAGGAGGAGCGATGGTTTCGCTCGGCCG